AAACGAGATCGTGTACGGTCCAGATCCCTGTTCCACGCGCACGACAAGCGTGTCTCCAGTCGTCGGAGTGTACGGGCTTGCGATGGTCGTATTGGCAGTCAGCACGATCTCCAGCGGAGTCGAACCGCCACCAGTTCCAAGAGAACCGCCAGCCATGAATGCGGCTGTAGATCCGCCGCTACCAGAACCACTTCCCATGGCCTTCCAAAACTCGACAGCGCCGCCGAGACGGTTAGTGTTGATGGCCTTGATAGTGAACTTCAGCCACTGCCCGAGAACGTCGCGCAGGGATACTTCACGAATCAGATACGTTCCGCTTGACACATTGAAGTAGCTGTTCTGGATCGTCTGCAACTGCCCCGGCCGCAACGTGTGGCACGTCGGCTCCACCTGCTGATCGGTTTCGTATTCGATTTCGACGGCGTTGTTTTTGCGCGCGGCAACGATTGCCTTCCCGAACACTGACGCCTGAATCTGGCCGATACCGGGTTTATCGAACGGGAGCGCATAGATCCCGCTGTTTCCCTCGGCGGTTGCCGTGCTGGCGATGTCGGCGGTGTCTTCCTCGTAGATCGTGTTCGCGCCGAACTTCCGGTACACGACGCGCAGCGTATCGGACGACGTGAGAACGGTTTCGTCTGCGTCCTGCCGGATGTAGACCTTTCCGAGCTCGTAGTAATACGCGCGGTCGGAATCGGTGAGCCACTGCGCGAACTCCTTATCCTCGTCATTGACCTGGATTCGGACAATCTGCCCGACCGGATTCGCCAGGCTCCATTTAACCGTTGATCCATCACCGGTGAACGTTTCGTCCTCGTAGCCAACCTGCTCGATGTCGATGTTGACCAGCGCCGCATTGCACTTATCCTCGCGTGTGGTGCGCACGGAAATAGAGCGGTAGTTGCCGCTTGTTTCGTCGATCGAGAACGGCGCCGTCGAGAACGTGCGCGGCTTGAAATAGAGCGCCCTCTCCTCGTCGATCCACCAAACGAAATCGGATGCTTCGGCGAGTTCGGCTATGGCCTCCGACACCTGATCTTTAGACGTCCAGATCGCCGTATCAACCACGGCGCCCATGTCCACGTTCGTATCGTCGATTGGCTCCGACGTGGCCGCGTCCACCAGCAGCGCCTTTACGATCAGGCCGGCGCGGTTGGTTATCAGGATCTGGTCTAGCGATCCGGCGTCTGTAAAGTTTACGGCCGAACCGCCAGCGGTGAGCGATAACTGAAGGTCGGCGCCGCTGGCCGAAATGACGTAGTATTCCGTCGTGGCCGACAGCCCGGACGGAATCGCGCCGTTCGCATGGGACTTCACGCGAACCTTATCGCCGTTCGATAGGCTATGCGGGACAGTGCAAGTTAGCGTATCGGTGGCAGGGTTGGCCGTGTATTCGAAGTTCCGCTCATACAGCAGCGGGCGCCCGTTTGAGACGTCGTAGCAGTACCGTTTGTCCAGGTACTGCTCCCACGAAACCGCTCGAATAGCATAGAATCGGCCATCCGGGTTGGCTTCCGTGATGGATCGCTCGTTCACCTCATCGACGGAGCCTGCCCAGAGTTTGGTTGCCCCCTCGAATAGCTCGATATTCTTGCCTGTTTCCGGGCGATACGCACCATCCGCGCTCATCACTGTCACGTCAAGAGCGGCCCGCTGCCCGAGCGAGTACGACATATTGAGCGTACCGGGCTGCGCTTCGACGGTGGTTCCGTCGATCTTTACGATTGGTTCAGGCAAGGTTTACCGGGCGATTACGCCGTATTGCTTCAAGAGCCGCGTGATGTCTTCCAAGGTCTGCTTAGGGTCGCCGCCGTTGACGTTTATGGTGACTCCACCGCCAGCACCTACGGCCATCTGGCGCTGCTCCATACGAATCAGCGATTCCCAGCAGGTCTTCATGTAGGGCCAGTAGGTGTTGGAGTTCTCGAGGAGGTGCAGGAGGTGGATCTGGCTGTAGCGGACTTCCTTTTCGATGAGGTCCAGGGTTTTATTCATCCCCGCCATCTGGAAATTACCGATGATCCCAGACACGGCTCCGACTACTCCGGCGACCGCGCCAACAACGCCTGAAACCGCGGCTCCGGCTACTTGGCCAACGGCAGACCCAACTCCACCCCCGGAAGAGGCGATGCCTCCGCCGGCGGAACTTGCCGCCGAGAATATCGTGCCGCCAGCGCCACCGGCGCCACCAAACACCTTCCCCATCAGGCCGCCGACGTCAAACAGTTTGTCGGAAAGTTTTTTAAGCGCCCCCTCGATCAACAGGCGGGTGATGCTCTGCGCGGCCTGCAGGGCGATGTTCTTGAACATGTCGCCGATCTTCCCACCATTGAAAATTACGTCGGTGATCCCACGCGCGAGATCGTTGATGACGAGGGACACTTGGTGCACCGCAGCCTTTGCGGTCTTGGACATGTCCTTGTAGCGGGCTTTGATCTGCTCTAACTGCTCCTTCGTCAGCATTCCCTCTGGGCCGATGTTTTTTCCCATCTTGACGAACTCTTCAAACGAGGACGGGGAAGCTGTGTCAGCAGATCCGCCAAGCACTTCCTTCGCTTTCGGTAGGTCTTTCAATGCGATTTTGTTCAGGTTCCCGAGGTCTGGAGCATCGGATAGTTGGCGGTAGGAGACGAACAGAATGTCCAGCGACTTGGCGGCTTTATACGCCGCCTCGGCAGTGACGACGCCATAACGCTCCATCGTGTCAGCGAGGAACCGGATTTGCTCCTGTTTTGCCTTTGCGGCGTCGCGGGCGCGTTCAAACAGCGCCAATAAGTCCATCGATGGCAGCTTGGCGCTGTCCATGGCCTTGGTGAGGACTACTATCTCAGCGCCAACTTCGGCCACGGCAGACTTGACTGGAGGAAGGCTCTTTCCGTACTCGATGAGCTTTTCCGTCATCAGCGAGAACGGTACATGCGCCTCTTTAGCAGCTCCGGCGGTATAACCGAGCTTTTCATTCAGGCTTTGAATCGCAACAGCCGTGGTATCGACAGGCTTTCCGCCGTGGCTGATGAGCCAGTTCAGAAACAATCCGACACCCGCACCGGCCGCGCCGGCGGCGAGTCCTGCCGCCCCGAGAGCACCAGCCAGGCTGGAAGCACCGCCTGCTAGGCCAGACGCCGCAGCCGACACTAAACCGGGTAGCTTATTGAGCACTCCTAACAGCAGTGATCCCTTCTCGATCAACGTTCCGAGCACGACAACAAACAGAGGAGCCGCCGTAGCAACAGCCGTCAATCCAAGCGCCCAGTCCTGTGTCGGTTTTGGAAGCGCAGCGAACGCCGTAGCCAGCGCCTTCGCCTTTTCAATCCCAGGCGTCAGGAACTCATCTAGTACGCGCTGGGCAATCGGAAGAAGCGTCTTTCCAAACTCAGCAGCCGCTTCCTGCGCGGCCATCTGAACGTTTTCCCAGGAATTCTTGTAGGTATTCCCGGCCCGCTCTCCCTTCTGGAGTTCGCGGATAATTACGTCGATGAACTTCGAAGAGTCAACGCCCAATTTCTCAAGCGTTTCTGCGGGCTTTCCAAGTGCTTCCGGCCCAAACTGCTCCTTGATGATCGCAGCGATTTGCGGCACCCGCTCGACAATCGGACGCAGGTTTTCGGACGTAACTTTACCGGCCGCACCCATCTGCGACAACTGGCGGATCACTTCGTTGAAGTCGTCTTTCCCACCGCCGACGATGCCAATGGCGTTGCCGAGTTCGATCATGATTTTCCGCGAATCTTCGGCGCTCTTTCCGAGCACCTGGAGACGAACGGAACCGCGCACCGCTTCTTCCAGTCCGATACCGGGCAGTTTTGCAACTTCGCGCAAACGCGCCATTTCGGCTGTGGTCGCTTCCGTGGTCTTCATGACGGCCTTGAGGCCCATCGTCATGCTTTCCAGGTCCGCGCCAGCTTTAATCGCGGCGGCTCCTGCCGCAATCATCGGAACTGAGAAACCAATAGACAGAGCTTCGCCGGCGGCGGTTACATCCGCAGCGAAACGCTTGGTTTTGTTGATGGATCGGTCAACGGCTTTGTCGAAATCGTCGGTAGAGGCGCCGATTCGGACGATGAGATTAGAGAGGATTCCCATGGGTTACCGTCGTCGTGTGGGTGGATGGGGTGCGGATTTACTGGCCTTGTCCATCTCCTCGCTTTTTTGGCGAAGATAGGAAGCCCATTCAGTCATCTCAGATGAGGACACCCGGTAGCGAAGCTCGCACACGGGCATATGGAGTAGTTCGGCGAGCGCGAAGAGGTTTAGGCGCTCGCCTGTGAGTTTTTTTCCAGTTCGTCGGCGGAGTCTTTCAACATGCCAGACAATCGAAGGATTTTCTCACCAATGAGCTCAACCGCCGCAGCGGACTTGGTGAGCAACATGTCCTGATGAGCCTTTTCGAAGACCGGCTTTCCGTCGCTCGGGTCGGACACGCACGCGATGCAGGCGCGAACGCTTGCGAGGCGCGGATTCTTGGCCACGTCAGCGGCGAAGTCCACCCGCTCGCCAGCGTTGAATTCGCGGACGCGGACGGTTTCGTTCCACTGTGGTACGAACAGGTCTTCAGTCTTAAGTTCGGCCGCTAATACGCGGTCCAGGATCTTGCTCATTGGGCTCCTCTGCCTTTGCGGTGATGGTGATTGCACCGGGGTGATGGAGAATCCACCCGTTGCGGAAATCGATCTCTGCGCCGTCGCGGACGACGCTATTGATCTCTGATTCAGGGACGACTAGCGCCCGCGCTTGTTTGTCGTAGTGCATAGTCGTTATGAACTCGCAAAGTCGATCTCGCCGTGAAGCGAGAAGGACACGTTTTCCTTCAGCAGCTCGTTTTCACCGGATGTAATTCCGGCTGAGCTGCAATGCCCGCAGGCCATGAACCGGATATTGGACGCTTGGTTCAGGTACAGGTACAAAATGTAGTAGCTGCCGAGGTTCGTGCTGGTGAAATAGTTGTCGTTCAGAAACCGCTTGAACGACACTGAACCAGACCGATTTACCAGCGTCTTTTCCTTCCAGGTGTCTCCAAACGTGTGCGAGTCTTCCAGGACCAACTCGGTGTCCAGCGACCACTCGAAACCCTGCGCGGCCTGCGCCAGCGTCAGGTACTTCCCGGTAACCGTAATCGTGCCGGCGGCTGTGTACCCGTTGGTAAGCGTGATCTTTCCAGACGCGAATCCGATTTGGTAATTGGTCTTTGGAACCGTCGCCACGCCATCCAGCACCGTGATAGACGAGTTGGGATCAATCGCCCGCTTTGCCGTGTTCGTGATCTGATACACACCACCGCCGAGGGAGGTTACGGCCTCCCCCGTCATGGTGGTCCCAGTGCCGCTGGCGATGTAGATATCGGCTGCGCTTCCTGCTTGTACGGCCATAGTGGCTCCTTAGTTGTAGGACAGGGCACCGGAGCCGGTGAACGTGTACGAAACCGTCACCAGTCCGTTTTCGGTGGCATTCATGGACGCCTGAACGAAGGCCGTTCCGCTGTAGTAGTTGGTGCCGTCGATGTAGAAGCGCATCGTCGCCGTGGTTCCTCCAAGGAAAGCGGTTTTCAGTGCGATGTGTCCGTTGGTGTCCGTGGTGTCCCACCGGCCGGCGCCAGAACCGGACCACTCTTTGATGGTGGCGGTACGTTCTTTCCAGGTGTCGCCGAAAGACTGCGTTTCTTCCAGCCCGGTTTGAATGTCGAGCGTCCAAGCGTCCATTTCTGCGACGGTGTTCGATCCGACTTTGATAGATGCAGCGTTGCCAGTGTATACGGCCATAGAGCCTCCTCGTTGTTAGCGGTGATCCTCGCCCTATAGGTCGTGGATGATGTCAAATTCCAAGATCACGGAGTACAGCTTTGCGCTCGTCTCCAGATCGTCTTCGTACTCGTTGCGGCGAGAATTCAGGTGCGTGCTTTTGACGGTCAGTGAGCCGGCCGCGGCTGTAATCGCGGCTGCGTTGTTGATGACGGCGGCATACACTGCATCGGCCAAGTCTTCCGCTGCCTTGTTGTTCCCCTGCGCCATGCAGCAAAACGCAACCGGCCGACGCGTTGCAGTCGGAGCGCTATTTCCGATGGAATGGAACGGTGCCGAGTCAATGACTTCGATTACCACCGCTGGGAACGTCGTTCCGCGGCCTTGGTCGGAGTGGATGTCATATACCCGAGTTCCAACGATGTCTGTTACCGCAGTCACCGTTTGCAAGTACTTGTACAGCGCTTGGTAGATTCTCATGCTGATTTAGCCAGAGCGTCGAAGGCGGCTTTAACGCGAGTCTCCAGCAACCGCTTAACACTGGAGCGCTGCGAACGAACAGCATCACGAAAAAATGGAATCGAGCGGGATCCTGGATGCTGAACGGATCGGGCGAAGCGTTTGAACAGATTGCCAAACACCAAAAACTTCTTATCCTTCGGCGTAATGGAGTGCGGCTTTGTGCCAAATTCAACCAAACTGGCGTGCGGAGCGGTGTTTTTCAGGGAAAAGGCGAACGCTTGCAGGAATGTCTTGTACTGCCTACCTGGAGCCGCGGTGATCGAGCGCTTCAGCCCGCCTGGAGCGATTTGTGATCCCTTGTAGTTGGTCGGATACGGAGCGGTTGGAGCGTTTGTCTTTGCGGCGCCGGAAACCATCTGCGCGGCTGCTATGAGCGCGTCTCTTACCTCTGATCCGGTGGCTGTGTCTTTCAGTTTTTCCAACTGGCCGGCAAGTTCGGTCATGCCTTCGATCTTGATGTTGATGGACACTCAGAACGTCTTTTCCGTGCATTGCAGAAGCATGTCGTCGGCCCACTCTTCGTTAACGTTCACGGCGCGAATGTTGAAGTACCGTTCTCGATTGCCGTTCTTCTTGTCGATGTACTTGACGCGCATTTCAGGCTTGATTCCAGGACGAAACCGCATCCGCAAGGTGTGCGAAATGTCGGAGATGGTTTGCTTTGCAGCGTAGTATTCACGACCATTTCCGGTTTCAATGGAGGCGTACAACTCGGTGAACATCGACCAGGTTTCCGTTCGGTCGCCGTTTGCATCAACTTCAATAGCGGCCTGCTGGATCTCTACACGGTGGCGTAGCTTGCCGGCGCGGACGCTCATACGTGCAACCGCCAGTTCACCAGCAACGCTCCGGCGCCCATCTCCAGCAGCTTTGAATTGATCGACGCCGAATCACCTACCATCACCTCTTCACGGTGTTCGTACAGGTGGCCGGCGACCAGCAAAACGGCGTTTTTGATCTGCTTCGGAACGTCGGCTGGCGTCAACCATCCACACGTAAACTCGATCTCGATGGGGTCGAGTACCTTGAGCGGAGTGATTGGCCATATTTTCTGGTACGAAAGCGATACCAGCCCAGGCTCACGGCTCGTAGATATTTCCCAATTGGTAGACGCGAAAGTTACCTGCGCACCGCTGGAAGGGGTGTACTTGATTGATGCAACGGACTGGAGTTGGCCGAACGGAATAGGAATCCTGTCCGAGCAAGGCCAGTTATCAAGAAACAGCTTCCAGGTTTGCGTCAGAAACTTGCGCGCCGTAATCGTCTCGGCCCACTCTTCAGCAGCACGCACATACAGCGCGTAATCCTCGGTGGATTCGCCGAGCGCCTTTGCGTGGAGTTCCATTTCCGCATCCGTGATGATGTACTCGGTGGGACCGGTTACAAGTTGGCGAGAGAGGTTCATGTGAATGAAAGTGGGGGCGGTGGTTCCGCCCCCTTTACCAACTAGTCAGCGATCGCGGTGGGCGGAGTGGCCTGCTGGTAGCGCTCATCGAGCAGATACACGGCCTGGGTGATGTTGGCGACGTTCGATGCGCCCGTCTTGACGACGATGCAGTCGAAGCCGTTGGCGATGTCCAACGTGGCCGGATCGATCTGGAAGACGACGATCTTGTTCTTGACACCGGCGTCCGTGGTGTACGACACAGCGTCCGTGCGCCGAACCAAGGCATCGCTGGCGGACACGTCGAGGTTTGACCAGATCGGAACCGATACGGTAATCGCCTTGGAACTCGTGCCGGCGACGGCCGTGGCTTGCTCGATGGTCAGCGCGATAGTGGCCGCGTTTCCCTGCGTAATGTGGACGACAACAAACGCGAGGTTGACGTTTTTGAGAGAGACATACGCGCCGGTTCGGCCGGCGGCGTCGGTGGCCGGATTCAACGCGGCAACCATTTTGTATTTTTCGGGAACGGTAAGAAAAGCCATATTTGCTCCAGTGGGGCGACCCTCGCCGCCCCGAATTGTTCAATTGCCGATTACTAGCGCGCGGCCAGGAAGATGAACGGAGACTGCGTGGCGCTTCCTTTGAACGGAGTCAGCGGCGCATTCCACATCGGCTGACCGTCGACGCGCATGGTGAACTTGAACACCTGCTCGTCGTACAGGAATCGCACGTGCATCGACACAGCCTGCTTCACGCCGCCCTTCGTGGCCAAAGCGTACTGCGACAGGTCCATCAGCGACACGTCACCGAGCGTTCCAAGAGTAGCGGCCTGTTCGATGATGTTGATGGGCTTGCCGAACAGCGTTCCATACGGAGATACGGTGAAGTTCGGCGCGTAGATCGGCATATTGGCCAAGGTCATCTGCGGGAGCTGCTGCCAGACGTCCTGGTTCATAAACCATTCGGCCTTCGGCATCGATCCGGCCCACATTCGGCCGAACATCTTGGAGATATTGGCGGCGTTGAGCGTGGTAGCGGTCTGTGCGGCTTCCGCGGCCTGCGAAACGTAGGCAGCGGAGGTGAGAATGCCGAGCGGCTGGCCGGCGCCGGTACCGTTCAGGATCGCGTCATCGAGCTTGAACGCAATTTCCTGCGGAACGTTGTCATTGATGAACGCCTGCAACTGCGGACCGTCCGCCAACTGCTCTTCAGTGGCGTAGGCCAGGGCGAACAGCTTCTTGAGGTACAGTTCGATCCGGCGGAACTTCGGCTGCGTGGCGGTCACCGTGGCAGCTTCCGAGGCCCAGTATGACTGGATGCCGCCGTAGCGGGAGCCGTTCGCGCGGCTGGTTTCGTCAACACCGTTGATCTTGGTGCCATTCGCGCCAGCGGAAATCGGAATCTGGCGGCACTTAGAGGCCAGCGTTCCGACAGTGTAGGCCCGCTGCATTAGTTCGTTGGAAGTGTCGACATCGACCAAGAACCCACCTTCCGAGTCGATCGACTCGTTGGCGCCGCTGGCCAACTTCTGCAGGCGGGGGTCAATCGGACCGCCATTCAGCGCGGCTTTGCCAGCGCCAATCACAGCGCTGAAGAAATCGGCGCTCGACTTGAACGGGCGGTCTTCGGCGTTGTTGTGGACGGTAGCCGGCTCGCGCGTGGCGTTGGCCTTCGCCATCGCTTCCAGTTTTTCCAGCGCGTCGAGCTGTTCCTGAACCGCAACAACTTCGGCGTCCGCGGCCTTCGCCGCGGCGAGGTGTTCGGTGATGTTTTCCGGCTCCGTGACGGCCAGCAGGGCGTCACGCTTCAATTTGAGCGCGGCAAGCTGTTCCAGCAGTTGCTTTTTCTTCATGGTTTCTCCTTCGCGCTCGAACGTCGGAAAACTCCCGGGCGCGGGTGTTGTTGATATTCAGCGGGCAGCGGCGCGGAGACGGAGATACTCGTACTCGGCGCGTGCGGCGCTGTCGTCTGCTTTGCTGGCCGCGCCAGGTGTGGCAGAAAGGTCGATGGATCGCAGCCGTTCCAGGCGCGTGTCCTTGCTCAGAAACTTGGCCCCGGGGTCAGCCCCGATGGGAACAACGGAGATTTCAAACGGCTTCCACGCCTCGGCCATGTAGTGCTTCCGGCCGGTTTTCTTGTTGTCTTCCACCAGCGTAAGCGTTTGAATCTGAACACCCATGGACACATTGCGTAGAATCCCGTCCGCGATGTCTTGGCGGATTCCGCAAACCTCTTCGCGGTTTGAAAATCGCATCGTGGCGACGTATCCGCGCTTGTCTTGCTTGGCGGATTGAATCACGCCAATAACGTCTTCGGCTTCACAAGATTCGTGTCCGTTCAGAACCGGCGCTTCAGCGTTCAGCGCAGACAGGTCGGCCCCGCCCATCTTGAAAGACAGGTCGTAGGTTTCACCGGTCCACCAGTCGTAGCGCTCAACCTTTGCGCCGCTGTAGAAAACGGCATCGCGGATGAAGTCTTCAGCCGGCGCTTCTGGCGGCGGCATTTGCTCCATGGAGCAGACTACATAAGCGGGAGCCGCAAGGATGCTTTCGAGGAGTTCTTTTTTCATTGCGTCACCTGTGCCTGTTTCTGCTGCTGTCCAGCCATCTCCACCGGGATCATGGCACCTTGGACCATGTACACTTCTCCGCCCGCATATGGGTTGAGGTTTTCTTTGGAGCGAATCTCGTTTGCGTTCAGCACGCCGGTATTACGCAGAGCTGAATAGAACGCAGCGCGGCCGGCTGAATCTCCACGCATGAGCGCATCCAAATTGAACTCGATGGAAATGCGGCCAGCCTCGCGCGGCCCGAGCAACTGCATATTCAGCCGTCGTTCGATGCGGGCGCACTCGGGACGAATGGTATTCGTTGCCCACTCAAGCCCCTGGTGCTCGATGTTGTTGTTTGTTGACCGGGTAAGTTCACCGATCATATGAAGCGGAACTCGAAACCACCGGGCGATGTCTTCCACCTGGAACCGGCGCAGTTCCAGATACTGCATGTCCGTGTGGTTGATGGGAACGGTTTTTATTTCCATTCCCTCTTCCAGAATCCCGAGCTTCCCGGAGTTTTTGACGCCTCCGAAATGCTCCATCATGTAGTCAAGAATTCCCTGCTTAGCAGTCGGAGAAAGCGATTTAGGATGGGATATGTACGCTGGAGGAGTGGCGTTGTTCTTGAAGAAGTTGCTGCCGTATCCTTCGGCGCTCGCCGCCAGCTCCAGAGACTGCCGCATATAGGCAATCGGAGACATGCCCTTCAACTTCCGTACTCCGTCGTATCCCATGCCGGGGATATGCAGGATTTGGGAAGCGGTGAAAGTCTCCAGCGTCGGAGTTTCGGTGACGAGGTAGACGATAATGCCGGTCTGCTCATCTCGCTGGACCTGAACTTTAGTGGGATCGATCGGATACAGCGCCGTGACGTTGTTACGGCCGTCTGTTTCGATCCGCGCGTAAAAATTGCCGTCCGTACAAAGGTGCTGTTCGCAAATCTGCCACAGTTCAAAGGCAGAAAGGTTGTCGTTCGGGGAGTCGTGCAACACCGAATAAAGCGGATGCTCACGCGCCACGCGCCGGCCTTCGCCTTGTCGCTCATATACCATGCACGGAAGTGAACCGATGGTCTCTGACCGCAAGCGCACGCAAGCGTTAACCGTAGACACTCGAAGAGCACTCTCCGCGCTATCGAATGACGCCAAATAGCTGCCAAACTGCGGGTAAACGGGGTTATACCAAAAGTCAGATTCAGGCGGAGGAGAGGCGCCAAGGCGCGTCAGCAGTTTGCCGAATGCGTTCAAATTGGCCTTCCTCTCGTTTCCCAAATGGACCGTTCGTCCGTCGTGATAATTGCGATTCCGGTTGCCATCGTCATCGAAATAACCGGGTCGATTCGTTTGTTGTTTCGCATCCGCTCTGGCTTGACCGGTTTGATAAGGTCTCCCGGTGCCTGCGTGATCTGCGTACAGTCAACGCACCAGCGGATGAGCGGTGAACCTTCGTGCTGTAAAGCACGGTCATAAATCAGCTTTTCGAAGCGCCGGCAGGCCGGTGACATCGACTGATAACCCTGCCCGAAGTCGATTACGTCCAACCCGGCTTCCTGCAACTCCCGGACGGTGTCGCGGGCGCCGTAGCGGTCAAACGCTATCGCCCTGATGTCGTACTCTTTAGCGAGTTCCTTCACTTTGGCGGTCACGTACCGCCAGTCGGTTGTGGTCCCCGGTGTAAGTAGGATATGTCCATCCTTGGCCCATCTGTCGTATGGAACTCCATCTCGCTTGCTCCGATCAGCCAGCCGTTCACTGGGAAGAAATGCCCAGGTCCGGTAGTAAACCTTACTGCCAACCGGCCAGCACAGAGAAAACGCCGTGAGGTCGTGAACGGCCGCTAAATCCAGCCCTCCATAACACGGGTATCGGCGCAATTCTTGCCAATCTATCGGTTCAGCAGCGGCGCATCCGTCCCATTCGTGAATCGGAATCCATTGGGTTTCGGAGCTTGTCCACTGATTCAGGTACAACCGGCGGAACTGGTTTTGCAGATCCGGCCGCGCCATGGCCTGATTGAATTCTTCTTCGTAATCTTTCAGTGAATGGTGTCCGCTATCGAGCAGCGGGAGCGCTTGGCGCCACAAGGATTGGTCTGTCCAGTCGGCGTCTTTAGAGACCTCGTAGATCAGCGGAAAGTACGATTCATCGGTGATCTCACCGGCCAAGATGCGCTTTGCGTATTCGTACTCCCGATAGCAGATGGTTTCCTGATCACTGCCTGCGGTCGTTATAATCACCCGCAGCGGTTGTTTTCTCGACTTGGAACCGGTCGTCAGCGCGGCGTACAGCTCGGCTTGCGCTGGCCCCCAGGCGTGGAGTTCATCGAACACCACCATTGACGGGTTGTAGCCATGCTTACGTTTGCCATCAGACGACAGCACCCGGATAATTGATCCGGTTTCCCGGTGGCGAATCTTTCGCTGTGACAGCGTGATGTCTACGAGCGCTTCCAGGTCAGGGGAAGCGACGATCATGTCGTAGACCGCTTCAAAACAGATTGCTGCTTGATCGGTGTCAGTCGCAGCCATGTAAATCTCTTGCTTTGGCTCTGGGTTGAGGAAAAACTCAACCAGTACCAGCGCCGCCGCCGTTTGTGTCTTGGCCTGTTTACGGCCCATCGTCGCAAACACCTTGCGGATGAGGCGGCGTCCGTCCTCCCGTTTCCATCCAACTATGTTGGCGATCAGCTTTCGGCTGTGCGGCAGGAGTTTAAACGGCTCCGGCTCACCGCTCCGAGTAGATTTCGTGAGCGTTAGAGTGGCAATGAACCCTTCTGCGACCGAAACCGCTTCGGCATCAAACCATGTTCCGTTTTGCACGTTCAATCAACGCCAGTGTCGGAGATAGCGCCGACGGCTTTTTTGTGTCCTTGATCCCAGCCCGCTGCCGGTTGCGAGGACCGATATTGAGTTGGGCGCGTAGTTCATCGATTTGTCGACCCCAGGCGAGCTTCGTGCGTCCGTCTTCTTCCTTCTGGCGGGCCAACATGGCGTCGGCGAGCTCGGCGTATTGGTCAGCATCCACTTGGCGTATCGCAACGCCAGCAGCGCGGTTTTCAGACACCAGTTTGTCGAACTGGCGGAGCACCTGTCCTTTACACCACGGCGGAGCGATGATGTCTTCCTGAATCGGCTCTGGAATTACGCCGCCATTTTCAATGGAGCCTCGCCGGCTGTCTGGTTTTGTCTGAAATCCTCGTAGTCCCATAAGGCAAACTTATAAAGTCGGAAAAAACTCGCGCGTAAGGGCGATGGCGGTGTAACGCTCAACCGTCCAAGGATTTCACACACCCCCACCCGCCACGCTACCGAAACCATGGTACATGTGTCGTGTTTTTATACACATGCGGGTATTTGCGCTTATCCTGCTCAGTCTTCAACCCGTGACACGAACGACACATTGAAACCAGATTGTCGTCCGAATGTGTACCACCTGCTGCCAGTGGTACGCAGTGGTCTATAAGATCGGCTAATACTACCAGGCCACGATGCTGGCACCACTCGCAGAGCGGATCACGTGCTCGCTTAATCTCCCTGATCTTCTGCCATTGCCTGTCGTATCCACGATCGGTTGCGTTTGGCCGGCTGTCTACTCGCCTCGGCGCTGCGGGGCAGACGCCTGCGTGTGGCTGCTGGCATCGTGCGCACCAGCGGGGCGGGGTGGTTGGCATAAAATTACCGGGCGAGGAGCGCCCGGCCAGGAGTAGGAGATGAACGCACCCAGCATGAAAATCAATACCCAGCCATCAAACTCGACGTATGCGTGTACGTCATCGGCAGCACGCGGGTGACCGTGGGCGCCGCGGTGATGCGCGTTGCGATCTGGTTCGGTTCGGCCTTTAGGTAGATCCGGCTCACTGCTTGATCCTTGCGCCGCTGAACCATGCGAGCGATGGAGCCTAGTTCCCTTAGGAAGCGGACAGTCTTTAGGTCGATCATCTTCCGCGTCCCATCCGCATTGTAGGCGGCGATGCGCGGTTTAACGAGCTTCAGTTGAGTGTCCAGACGCGGCTCCTCGCTCATGGTATGCCCTATGGGCTTGCGGTGTGTACTGCTCAGCGCACCGGCGCCGGGATTGCCTAGGAAGCTCTCTCGGTATCTATCTTGAAATAGCCCCGGCGGGTGTGTCAAGGAAAATGTGAAAAATATTTTCTGGTCGGTCGGTTACGGGTTACGGTCGGTTACGGCTTCTACACTTCTTTCCTATTGGCTTCTAATACGTCGGTTAAGTGTGATTATTACCGTCTAATAGAACTTTTTCACCTATTTTACCTGTAACCCGTAACCGTCTACATTCTAAAGGACTTAACCGGTTACGGGTGGTTTTTTTCAACCCGTAACCGGTGATAAATGTTAACGATCTGTAATCTTCTGACTACCTGGAACGCACGTAAAGCCGCAACGGGACGCCTGAACGCTTAACAATCCTACATTCAAACCCTATCGCGCGAAGCGTTTTTCCGATGCGCTGCCGCATAGCCTGAGTCCATTGCCCCATGGGTACGTTCATCTTTTCGAGCAACTCTTCGGATGTTGTCTCCGACATTACGGCCGTCGCCTCCACAATCTTCCCATGCCAAGGATCCATCCGCACTCGCGCCGCCTGCTGCTCCTTCGCCGCGGTGATCACCGCATCGGACTCGAGCCACCAGTGATGCCCGTCCGTGTACATCGCGAACGCCTCAGCCCATATCTGATCACGGATCGCCGCAATCCCGACCGCGTCCGCGCGCGTGCATCGCACCGGCCAGAACCGGCGGTTCCCGGTTTCGTCCTCGAAATGCTCGTCCTTGTTCGACGTGCCGGCAAACACGCACTGGCGAGGGAAGTCTTCGACGTTCTTCCCATAAGGGCGCCGGAAACGCTCTGTCGTCCGCGACAGGAATGCCTTCACGGCGTTCGTCTCGGACCGATTCATCACGTCGAGTTCGCCCCATTCAATGATCCACGCGCCGATCGTCTGAAGCTGCGCGTCCTTCGTATCGATGTCAGGCATCTGGTCCGTAAACCAGTCTTCGGATGCGAGCTGCTTCAGCACCGTCGACTTCCCGATTCCCTGTTCTCCCTCCAGCAGCAGCATGTGATCCGCTTTGCATCCCGGCTGCATGACACGCGCCACTGCCGATATCAGCCAGCGCCGGCCGACTTGCGAGACGTATTCCGATGGCTCCACTCCCAGGTAATCGGTCAGCCAGGTGTCTATGCGGCCGTCGCCGTCCCACTGTAGGTTTCGCAGGTACTCGCGTATCGGATGAAACCTGTTTGTCTCGCAATGCGACATTACCGCCTGCGCAACCACTGCCGGCGAGACGTTCAGTCCGTTCGCCTGCATCCACGCGGCAGTGTTGATGTCGTCGCTGTCGCGCCACGGGCGATGCCGTAGCGGCGAGTACGGCGGCGGCGCGCATACGGTCACCTCGCCCGTGAAATCGTTGTATCCGATGACTCCATCCCACTCAGAAGCATTGCGGAACGCCGTGAGAACGTTCAAGACATGCGCGCGAGGTGCCCCCGACTCTGGACGATCGAGCAGCGCTTTCCAGCCCGTCGTGCAGTCCCAGTTGATCGCTTCGTAGGCCGACAAGGCCGTAGCGGGGCCGACCTCAGACAGCCAGTCGTCGACACCCTTCCCGTTGCGCTCGTCCCATTCAAGATACGCCACTACCGCGCCGGCGGTGCGGAGTTCGACGGCGAGGCGTTTGCGGGAGCCCTTGACGGTCGGCTTCCGTTGCAGATCGGCGTCGTATGCGATGACTACTTGCCGGTCCTCCCAGACGATGCGCCGCATGTCGGGTATGATTCCGCTGGTGTCCGCGGTATCGCCACCTGGCAGCGTCTGCTTACCGTCGCGACCCATCCAGGCGTCTACTCCGCCAAGGCCGATCGGTAGAAACCGGGGAATGCTCGTATCGTGATTCGCCAGCCGCCACAGCGCCAGCGTCTTGTACTCGCCTTCGGTGATGATGATCGGCAACGCCGGATTCTGGATGTCCTCAACGGTCGTACCAGGAGCCCAGTAGATGTGATTGCGCTGCCCGTAAGGTTGCGCATACTTGCGCTCGATGACGGTCTCGCCTTTGAGGTTGACGCGCTTGTCCGGGTTGTCGCGCCGGATTCGAAACGCTGATGAAATCGACCCGTCAAGCGTCGGAAAGGGTATCAGGATCCCCGCGCAGTTCCGCTTGCTCCAGCCAGTGATGCGGCGCCCCTCGAAATCAGGGATGCGCTTAAGCCCGGCCGCGTCGCAGATTTCGTTCGTCAGCCAGTGTTCTTGGCAGATCGCCTCGCGGTCGTGTGGCGTGAGTTCCTGGAACGATCCAGAAAGCGGCCCGGTGGCGGGGAAGAGTAGTACGTCTGGTAGTGTGCGTCCGAATCCTTTAGCCACGGCTCTGTTTCTCCATTTTGTATTCCGTTCTCCACGCCGAAAGCGGCGGCATTCCATAGCGGGACTTGTATTTCGCCCAGGCGTAACCGGGCGAGTACGGCTTCCCGTCGCGCCGCTTGAAGTTTTCCTGTTCCCACATCCAGCGCATGTAATCCGAGCGGCGTTTAGAGGCCGGAACGATTTCCTGCGCGGTCACGCGCTGCAGCTCTCCGCTGGACTCCCGAATCTCCGCCACCTTAAACTGATACCCGCACGGACACACCAGCGCTTCGCGCGGATGGACTCGCCCGCAATCGGGACAGACGCGCACTTTGTCGACGGGGATGAGCGTGGTTTTTTTCGAACGCTGAATATCGGCCGTCCGTGTAAGTGTCCACTGCCGCGGCATCTCCGGCGGCCCATGCAATCGCGCCGATCCGCCGTGGTCGTGAATGATGCAGTTCTGCTTCCCTGGGTGGCTTCGCAGCCCGCGCCCTGCCATCTGAAGCCACAGCGCGTCGGATTGCGTCATCCGGCAGTTGACGATGGCTGACACGTTCGGGATGTCGGTTCCCTCGGTCAGCACGCCGTAATTGCACACCACTCGAAGATCGCCGGTGCGTAACCGGTTGATGATTTCGTCTCGCTCATCGGTGGGAGTGTTGCCGTCCAGGTGTGCGGCCGATATGCCGTGGTCTATGAAACGCTTCGTGAGTAATCGGCTGTGGCCTATGCCGCTGGCGAAAACGATGGTTTCCCGGTCCGCGCACCGCTTTAGCCAGTGCTCAATGACGTTACCGACGAGCTGCGGTTGACTCATTCGGTCGTTTGCCTGCTTTTGGTCGTAATCGCCGCGCGCAATGCGGATGCCGTCGGTAGGCGCCGGCCAGGAGTACGTTTCGGCGGGGACGAGGTATTTGTGGTCCGTGAGCCACTGGACGGTGGGGCCGAGAACGAGTTCTTCGAAGATATCGCCAAGGCCGCGGCCATCAAGTCGGCAGGGCGTGGCGGTGATGCCGATGACGGTCTTTGCGTTCAGTTTCTTAATGACTTCGGTGTAGCTGTCTGATCTGGCGTGGTGGCATTCATCCACGATGACCAGATCAAACTGCGGCAGCTCCCTACGCACAGCAGTATCGATCGACAGCACTTGCACCTGTGCGTTCGGGTCGTATCGGCGGTGATTTGCCATCGTGATCCCGTGTGGAATGCCGATGCGGTCGAGCATCGCCGACGGCTGCATGATTAGCTCGCGCCGGTGCGCAAACCATGCGACGCGGAGTCCGCGAGCGGCGGCCGATTGGATCATGAACCCGGCTACGACGGTCTTCCCGCCACCAGTGGGAAGCTGGTAGCAGATCTTCCGCACGCCGCGCCGGATCGCCCCGCGCATGGCGTCGATGCCGTCTAGCTGGTAATCACGCGGCGTCAGCATAGAGTTTCCCGTATTCCTCGATGAGTTCAGCCAGCGAATGCACGATCAGCACGACGTACCCGTAGTGCTCCAGCAACGCCCGCATCTCTCGCTGTTTATCCGACGGCCGGCCGACGGTGGATTTCATTTCGATGTAGAGGATGTCGCCGCGGCCGCGTTGCGTCGGGCGGGTGAACGACCAGTCCGGTGTCCCCGGAGGCTCTCCGTTGATGCGCGCGCCGCGCTCGGTGAAGAACACCCCGCAGTGGTTCCGATGCGGTCGCCATCCGCGCTCGACGAGCCAGTTGCGGCATTCGGCGGTGACTTGGGATTCGGTTTGCTTACTCACGGACGATGCCCTTCTTCTCCCGCCACGACATCGGAAGATAGCTGAACCCGTTCGCCGCGCCGGCATACTCCCGGAAGTCATCGGGCGCCGGGCGGCCGGGCGTCAATACCGCGCGCGCCGGGCGGTTCGCGTTGCGCTGCTTCTCTCGCAGGCAATCAGGGCACAGCGTAGCCCGCTGGCTGCGGAACGTCTTGTCGCACTTAGCGCAGGCGCGGTCTTGTGTTATCCTCGGCATGGCAACCTCCTTGGGGTTGTTGGCCGCGCCTGCCTCGATCTGCCCTAGGAAGCTATCTCGAAGCGGGCGCGGGTTTATATTTTAGAATTGGTTCCGGTCGGTTAGATGAGAGAGTAACCGGTTTGAAGTTTTCCGCACGCATCGGCCGCCGCGCGTCCATCGCCCTTAACGAATACGAGTATGTTCTGGTGCGTCTTTCCCATCTTGCGGCTTGCGGCGAACTGCTTGCCGACCCGTATCGGCAGCGAACCAACCGGAGTAAGCAGGATTGCCTCGTTGTACAGTTCCAGCCCGCACTGCCGGAACGATTCAATCGTGTCGCTTACGAAATTGCGGTATGCACCAGTTTTCGGGTTGCGGAAATCGCCCACCACGAAGCACGCGAACCGGTTATTTTTCAGCCGTTCGCACGCCCGCAAGATAATGCGCCGGTACGCCCCCATGAAGGCGTGATAGTCCATGGTGCTGATGTCCCGTGGGTCATCGCTGTACCTTTCCAAGTCACCGTATGGCGGGCAGGAAAACAGGAAATCTGCCATCGGCGCGGATTCTAGTTTGTCCATGCTATCGCCACATACCCATGACGGCCCCACGCCGCTGCAAATCCGCGCCGCCTGTTCTCGGTTGGCTTCAATTTGTTCCGATCGAAGATCGCACCCCCAGTAGTCGTACCCAAGCAAGTCGGCCACAATTCCGCGCACAGATCCGCCAGCAAAAGGGTCAATGATCTGGCCTGCGGGCGGGCAAAACCAGCGGTATGAAAGCTCGCACAGAACGGGGTCAAACACTGAAGTTCCGTTCTCATTCCCCCTTGCGCCTCCATACTTTTCCATTCCGTCACCCATAGAAAATGCCCTTGCATAGCTTGCTTTGCTATTCCGGTAGTCTTCGTCCTGCGCTGATAACCCAAGCATATTGGACCCGCGCCCAACCTCGCTTTGTATCCCAAACTCCAACCATTTCCGCTTTCGTTCCTGCCACACCCCATCACGCGCCGATAGCACGCTAAACGGCGGGATAATGAAATCCTCGGCCAGCTTGCATTCGCGGGTTTCGCGCACTGGGTTACCGAATAGGTCGGTTCCGAATAAATGTAGATCGCTCATCCCCGCCCCCGAATCTCCGCAATCGCCCGCGTCTTAGCCGGGCACCAGTCCAAGCTCTCATCCGCATACTCCCGAAACGAGCCCGGTATCCGGTACTCCGTCCACTGCGCCGGCGCTTTCCAGCCCATCCGCCGCGACGAATCCCCGGCGCCGATAGCGGCCATGTTGCACTTGCGGCAGCAGCGGGCTTGCTTGCCCTTCCGCGCGCCGCACGCGCACTTATCAGACGCCTTCGCGCGGCGGGCGTTCTGGTTGCGTCGATGCGCGTCGTTGAAGCACGCTCGGCAGCGTAGTCCCTTGTGAACCGGCGCACCGCACGCGCACAGTTTGATACTATCCGTTTGATCGGACATGATTACTCTCCTGTTCTGATCTCGCGCGGCCGTGGTCGGCTAAACTTCTGGTCGCGCGGTTTTCTCGGCGTCCGTGATCGCCGTGTATATCTGCTCATCCGTCAACCGCGTGAGCCATTTCGGCCAGCACCACGTCGGCTGCGTCAGGTACTCTTTCGCCTTCGCCAGGCCTTCCGGAGTGGACACCAGCCCGGCGAGTTCGGAGGCGTCGCGGTCGCCGAATACGAGTTTCATAGGGTTTCCCCGCAGTTTCCCCGCAGTTTAGAAACCATCAGCCCCGCAAGGGCTGAGTGTCCAAGCCCCACGTGTGGCCAAATGCCGCCCGTAAGTGATTGAAAAGTGGTAGGCGCCGGGGCCTTGACTGCGTCGGCTGCGGTTCTCATAATCCGTTCTTCCCCCTGCCTTCGAAAGTCACGGTCATCGAAGTGACTCCGAACAGAAACGGCCTGATCTGGCCGTTAATGCAGCCAGCCTTCGAGGTCCGCAGAGCGTGCATGATGTCTGAAATGTCGGCCATGTCCAGCTCGCCTTCGATGGCGTGGCCTTGCTCGTTGCGCTTGGTGATCTTCATTCCTCCACCTCCTCCCCAAACTCCCGCACCAGTTCCTCGGCGACGCGATTGAGTACCTCGGCCGCGTAATACTTCTGCCCTGCTCGGTCGGCAAACACGGTTCTTTCCAGTCGCGACGCCGACACGGCCTCCTCCATCTTCCGTGTATGTAGTCCCTCCACGATCTCCGCCAGCGGCGCGTAGACCTTGCCCTGCCAGAGGATGCTGGTGGACTTGGCGATGGGGGTGGGGCTAGGCATCGCTCGGCTCCTCCGGCAGTGTGCCGACCTCGGCAAAGTGGGTGTAATTAGGGTACCGACTGACGTATTCGGTTTTCAGTTTGAGCCCACTGAATTCTCCGAACGGGAACCATTTCCCGAGTACTATTTCCCGCCCGTCGTCCACCAGTTCGGCCACCGGGCGCCATCCGATGATGCGCTCGATGTCGGCGAGGGCAGATTCGGATCGAAAACATGGATCACTATCGAATCTCCACAGCACTTCACTTATCTGCTTGCGTTGCTGCTCGGTCATACCATTGGCTCCTTTCGAAGTTCCCGCGCCACCATCAGTCGCTTCCGGGCCATGCGGATGCGGTGGATCATGAGCACACCGCCAGCAGCGGCATATGCTTCTGGAACCGCTGATGCGTGATCTCGATGTACGCCGGATTCAATTCGATCCCGATATACTTGCGCCCGTTCTTGATCGCGGCGAGTCCTGTAGTTCCAGCCCCGTTGAATGGGTCCAGGACGATCCCATCTGGTTTGCACCCAGCCCGCAGGCACATTTCAGGTAGCTCCAACGGGAAAGTTGCGAAGTGGGCTTCAGGCGTTGCTTGCGTTGCGATGGTCCAGACGGATCGGCGGTTGCGGGTGTCGCGTGGCTGCATCCTGGACAGCCCACTGTTCCCGTTAGTGCTAATCGCATCCGCGTGTAATGCTGGCCCGCGCATACGATCGCACGTTGCCTCCTCCTTCATCGCCTCCGAGTCCCACCAGTAGCGCGGCGACTTGGTCAGCAGAAACACATACTCATGCGCTTTCGTGCATCGGTCGCGCACGCTTTCCGGCATGGGGTTCGGCTTGTGCCAGATGATGTCTTGGCGTAGGTACCAGCCGTCAGCCTGGAGTGCTAGGGCTACGCGCCATGGGATGCCGATGAGGTCTTTAGGCTTGAATCCTTCAGGACTCCGGCTTGGTGCCCCGATACTGCCAGCGCTGGTAATTTGTTTCGCTCCGGCCTTGTCCGTCTCTTTCCGTTGACCTGGTTGCGCCGCGTAACTATCCCCCAAATTCACCCAGCAAGTACCGTCGTCTCGCAGCACACGCCGAACCTCGCGGAATACGTCGGTCAGCTTCTCAACGAACTCAGTGGGAGTTGATTCAAGACCGATCTGACCCGCCACGCCGTAATCACGAAGGCCCCAATACGGCGGGCTCGTGATGCAGCAGTCCACGCTCTCGGCCGGCATGGAGCGGAGGACGGCCAGCGAGTCGCCATGCTTTATCTCGTATGCCACTCGCACACCTCCACGCGCACCTTCACCGGTCGGTAGGCCGACGCATACGACCACGCCGCAAGCCGCGCTTGTCCGCGCGTGCCAAAAATTTCCAGAGATCCGGTGTACTTATCACGCAGTAACTCCCCGGTTTCCTTGTCGATTAGCGCCCACTGGATCATGACGCCTCCGGTAATTCAAGAAATTGGTCATACTGCTGCCAACACTTACTCGGCCACTTGCACGCCGCCAATAGCCGACGCTTCGACCTGCGATTACCAGTAACGGTCCAGTACTTGTACTTCGGCAGCCTACGAACTCGTTGTGACTTAAGGCCATCACCAGTACGAAACGCAGCCCTCGAATGCTTCCCATCGCATACATAATCAAATCGCGGGGTTTTGCGCTCTTCGTCTGTGAGTCCCGCAAACTTCCAATTCAGTGCCCGGTAAATATAGCCCCTATGCCCAGCGGCAGTATCGGCGTAGGAGACTACGATACGGGCCGGAAGCATTGGTAGGCACCGGGTCACAAACCAACTTTCGGTGTTCTTGCCAAGAGAATCGTCCACCCACAGCCGGTTAAGCTCTACGACCTTCTCCGGGTATTGCGGGCAAACTGATAATTGAAGGTGGCGTGATGGAGGTGTTCCAAACGTGCAGACTCCGACAAGTTCAAAATTCCTAAATAAACCGAAGCAGTACGACATTGGTGGCTTTCGGTGCAGGTAGTGGTTGACGATCACCGTCTTTGCCGCTAATGAACTGGTGATCATGCGGACGCACAATTCCTCTTTCATTCCCCACCCCCACCCGCTGGCTCGGTCCAGCCGGTGGCCAGCAGCAGGGACTGGGCTAGGGCGGCGGAAAAGGTCGGATCTTCCTCCTCCGCTCGTGTCGTAAATGCTGGGTTCATGTCGCACGCAATGGCCTCGAAGTCATCACCGTCAAAATACGGACTATCGACTTCCCAACTCCGATGCTTTGGATCTTTCTTCCGCCACGCCTCCGCAGCCCGGATGCACGCGGCTTGGTCGGTGAGGTAGTGGGGGATTGCCACCAGCCCATGCCATCCGCCTAGCCGCATCATCTGGTAGTAATTCACGCCGACTACCGCAACCTTGATCCCCTCGCACTTCTCAGCGATCCAGGCGTCGTGTCTGCGGCTCCAGTTACTCATGCTTCGCCTCCTCGGCTGCGGCCATTTTTCGTATACCAGTTGCAAAATAAAGAGAGTTCACTGCAAGCTCCTTTTCGCACGCATCCGCCGCCTCCCGAAATGCCTCAGCCCTGATCGCCGCCCGGTCGGCCTCGGTGCGAACGAGGCGAAGGCGCAGGCTGGGGTAGGCGTTCAGTGTGGAGGCGATGTCATCAGCCCATTCAGCTTGCATCATCGCCACGGGGTAATCAGATTTGTGGCCTTCCAGCCGAGTGCATAGGTTCGCGCAGTGTTCGTATCCCGGGCTGATGATATGGACGGACACCATCGGACCAAGTTTTCCGGCGGCCTTCAGCCGGTCCAGCTCGGCCAGCGCGGCGTCGGTGATGGGGGCGGGGTTATTTGGCATGAGTGGCCTCCTTGCTGTCGATGTGCATTTCAATCCGGCATCCAGCCGATGCCATCGCAAGCACCAGCAGGACCACGAAAAAGATTCCAATTAACTCAGGAACATCGAGCCCGTCATCCTCTTTACGCACCTTCTGCCTCCTTCCGCGCTGCTTCAGCAAGCTCAGTTAAATTGGCAGCGCAACCAATCATCGCAACTCGCTCATACCCCATTAGCTTTTCAGCCCAATCGGATACCTTCCCAGCCGCCTCCTCCAGCACCCGCGCCCGCACCCCGGCGTCGTGCTTCGCGGCGGTGGCGGCGGTGTCATTGATGGCTTTAATCGCCTCTTCGCATTGCGCTTCAACAGATCCTTCGCTGTTTTGCTCTGTTCGGTAGAACATCCGAAGCGTTCCTTGCGTGTCGTCCAAAACATCCCGCAGCGCCGCAACCTCCCGCTCCAGTTCGCGCTGTTTGTGCTTGATTGCCCCCACCTCAGCCGGAAACAGCATCAGGAACTCGTCGGAAACGTCATCCATCGCCACGCCGCCAGTGTTGATAATGCCCTGCCGTAGGGCGTACCATAGGCTGGTTATGCGCCGCTCAAGCGGTTCGCGGATCGCGGCGTCGTGGGCGGTGAGCCATGCTAACGAATCAAACTCGCCGCCCATAAAACGACTCTGGATGTCATTGAAAAACCGATCTGCCATACTGGCGTCGGACTCGCTACGGTTTGGTGAATTTGCGTATCGGACCCACGCACGAATTAGGTCTTCTTTAGCAGCATTTTTGATGCGAAGGTCCTTGGTTTCTTCCGCAATCCTTCTCTCCAGCCAGTCGCCGGTGGGGGCGGCGAGGGCAAGTTCGGCGACCGTTGCGATGTCAGTCAGCGCGTACTGGTCGTTGTCGTGGTCGCGTGGCTCTGCCAGTTGCCGCGCCGCTCCTTCGTGGATGCGGGCCAGCGCCTCCCGCATCTTCGAGTTGGCGGCGCGGAGGGATGTCTCCGCATGGTTGCAATAAGCATAGTTTCCGGCGATCTGGTCCAACACCAGCGCCATCTCTTCGTTGGTCATGCCGCCACCTGTTCCCGCTTCCGCGCCGCACGCCGTTCGTCAATCAACACATTCGCCGCTTCATGGTCCTCGGCATACAGTCGCACTGCACGCCACATCGACGCCCTCGACGGGGCAACAATCAACAGCGCCAGCACCGCGACAATGGCCAGCAAAATCAGTATCGTTTCCATATCTCTCCTGTAAGTTGGCCGGATAACCCGCCGGCCTCGGGAGAATTCAACTCGGACGGCTCCTTTCCGGGGACTTCGCCCCCGGTCTGCCGATTCGCTGGCTGCGCGTCTCCCCCGAGGCATCGCAGGTCTCTCCACCGTGGTCGGCAGGCCGCGGGCGGGGCCGCGGGGGGATGATTAGAATGGAACGTCGTCGTCGGCCGCGTCCCACGCCGAACCAGCACGAGTGCGATCCGCGAACGGAGACGCGGAAGCCGTCTGCTTGGCGTACCCGCCACCGCCTTTACCCTTGGGCTTTCCGACGAACTGCGCCTTCACATCGCCGTAGCTGTTGACCTCGGCAAAGACGGCCGCCGTCTGCCCGATGATCGTTTGGCGCATGTGCTCGATCCACCCTTCGGCTCGCAGAGCGTCTTCGTTGCACCCGTACGAAAGGCACCGATTCAACGCCGCCTGCCACTGCGGAACCTGCTCGTTCTTGTTCAGCGGGTTTTTCACCAGCGTGTCCGTCAGCCACCACTGGCCGACAATGACGCCGTGATCAGGAACGTCTACGGTTAGTTGGATGGCCGGAGTCTCTTTCTTCTCCGACTTGATGTACTCGACGTCGGCTACGGCGCCCTGGTACCACTGTCCGTTTTCAAATCCGGGCATCACGCCACCGCCTTGCTGCCGGTCAGCGCGGCCTCGATCTGATCAAGCTTCGCGGCTGACGCTGATTCAGTGGCCTCGATGACGCGATCCAGCGTGACTTCACCAGCGTCGTACACCTGGGCTCCGACAACGTGCGGGGCGTACCACCGGTGAAAGTTCGAGATCACCCGGGCGAACAGCATGTTCTTCGGCACTTTGTCGTAGTTGCCGACCTTGCCGCTCCCCCGCGAGTTCTGGACCCACCCCGCCTTTTCGGCGTCCTCAATCGTGATCGTCACGTCGAGCGGCTTTCCGTTCACGTCAGTCATGCCCTCGCCGCGATAGTAGAAGCGCAGCGTGCATTCCTTTTCCGTGTGCGTCACCGGGCGCCAGGAGTACCCGGCTTGCGACAGAAACGTTGCGCGGGCACCAGCCGACAACGCTGGCTTTCCGCCGATGATGTGGATGAGCTGCAGCGACAGCGCCGCGTTCAGCCCAAGGTCGCGGCCCATGGCGATAGCGTAGGCGTTCGGGTTGTTCGCGTACACCTCGGCCGTCAGCTTGTCGGCCTTCGCTGCCTCGGCCTGGGATCTGGCGTCTTGGTTCGCTACGATGTCGTCGAGGACGGATTTACTCTGAATCACCGGTGCCGCTTCCGGTGTTATCTGTTGGGTGGCCATAACTCTCCTATTTCTTAATTTTGAAAACACGCAGGGGCCGGGACTTCGACACCCGCAAAACGTCTGCATAAACTTCCGGGTACTTCGTCTTGAACTCCTCGGTATCAATCCGATTCGTTTCCACCACCCGGAACAAAACCCGTTCATCGGCGCTCACGCGCGCCTGCTCGTTGTCGCCCAACAGCGCTTCGATCTGCGGGCGCAACTCCTGCTGTACCTCGACGGCTTTCTTCTCCAGCGTCTTTGCCCGCTGATACTCGGCCATCAGGCCTGACAGACCGTCGATCTGCACCAGCCCGTTATCGGCGACGTTCGCCCACTCGTCGCCTTGACACGTGGTTTCCCACTGGCACGACTCGCACCGGTGATCTCGCTCGGCCAGCCACGGCGGTGGCACGCGCTGCTCGACGTGATGGTTCATGAACCAGTCGACCTTTTCGGCTACGGCCTCCATCAATTCAGGACGAGCGTCGAATTCGTACAGGTCGAGTTGGCCGGTGTCGCGGTTCAGTGCAGCCAAGCACGCCCACGACCACCCGAGCACGCGCATGTACCACTGGACCTGCAAGAGGTATGCCCCAGGCACGCCTTCGCGCTTCCAATTCCAATACGCGCGGTCGGCTACAGTCTTGATCTCCAGCACGCCCGGCCCCTTCGGGTGGCCGACAATCACACGGTCAACACGCTGGCCCTCCCATCCGTCCACGGACGCCTTGCGCCGCCGGATGTTCCAGTCGGTGCGCTCCTTGACCATTTCGGCAACGCCATCTTCCATTAGCTTGCCGGCGACAATCGGGCCGGTCATCCGGAACTCGCGGTCTGGCGAGGCTCCGGTCTTCTGATACCAGAGCTTGCGGGCGCAGCCGTAGGGCTCCAGTTCGAGAACATGTTGGATGTCGGTCCCGCCGATAAACCCTTGGCGGTTGGCGGGGTCTTGGGACATGCGGTCGAGCTGCTCGAACCGCTCGGCGTGCTGGAAGGTGCTCATTTCGCAACCTCTTCCACCATCGCCGCCGTTATGACCTGCGCCGGCGGGTACTCCTCATGGCGCGTGGCGCAGAGGCGAATCATGTCCTTGTGTACAATCGTGGCTTCTATCCACGATCCATCGAACCAGTACCAGTCACCTATTTTGACCTGCCGATCCTTCGCCTCAGCCTTGAACCACACCTTCGGCTCGACGCGGCGGACGATCAGGCGGGGGCCATCCGGAATAATAGTTTGCACACCGTGACTAGCAGCGCAGATCCATCGATCTCCATATTCCGGCTGCCTCCATGTGATGAAATGCTCACCCTCTGGCAGAGTGATCCGATCAATGCCGTACACCTCTTTCAGGCCCAGGCGAGCCTTACGACCGTGCAGGATGATGCGGGGGAATTTGTGGCTAGAGACATAGGGTGTCCCCTTTATGTTGGCGGAATTGACTATCACCACCCGCATTCCATTTTCTGCGAGCACAAAGCTCCACTCCCACTCCCGCTCCAGCTCCGCTTTGTTCCGCTCCCACCATGCAGAGCCGTAGATGTCGGCGACGGTCACTGTGATTTGGTCTTTGCTCATTTCGCCACCTCGTCATAGAGAATTGCCGCGTTCACAAAGAAAAGGCAGACACTCAAAGAGAGCAGAACTTGGGCGAGAAAACACACCCAAGGTCCGTGGTTCCCCTTGATGACGTCGATCATCGAACATGCCGCCAGTATGTTCGATAACATGCAGATTACTGCGGTAAATGCCGTCACGCGCACACCCCCGCCCCGCAGAGATACCCAACCACCGTGCCGGCCACCACACACAGCAGCCCGGCCCAGAACATCCACCACCCCTCGCCTTTCTTCGGCTGCTTATACCGCTCGTCGGAACGCATCTGCTCCATCAGATCCATGCGCCGTTGCATGTACTGTTCGTCGGTGATCACGCTGCCCTCCTCTGCTGCACCGAAGGCGGAGCGTTCAGCAGGGACCGCCTACCGGCACGGAACCCGCGCATTTCGGCTTGCGCCTCGCGCCAATTCTGGTGCTCAAAAATCGCGTCGGACGTCGTGTTGTAGTCCAAATCCATAAACCGGGCCACTTGGCCGACCGCGCGACCGGCACGGTAAAGGTTGTAGGCTTCAAGACGAACAGCGGGCGAAGGTTCGGCGGAAAGTCTTCCACCGTCAATGAGTTGCAGCGAGGTGCGAGTCATTGCTGTGCTCCTGAGTGAAAATCGGTCTGTGAGCGCTGATACGCCTCACGCAGGATGCGCTGCACGCACTGGCCGACAGTCTCTCCGCGAAAAGCACGCATGATGTGCAGAAGGCGGAAGTCTTGATCGGTGATCGGTATGCTTCGCTTCACAAATTCGTCCCCGTCTGTGGGTGGTATGATTTGTGTGATTTGTCCGGTTTGGCTGCTCACAAACCGATGGTAAGTCTGAAAGTCTGAAAATGCAATCGGAAAGTCAGACTTTATGAAACAAAGTGATTTATATGAAAACAGAGGCGAGTTGCAGGCGGTCAGCAAAGCGCAGATCGCAGGCGCGTGGGTAGCGTTAGCGCTTGGCGTCTTCTGGCTGTGGCTGCTCTGGCCGGCGGCCATGTCGATCGTGCGGTGGCGCGTGGGCCAATAGAAAAAGCCCCGCGAAAGCGGGGCTCTCTATTTCAGTTTTTCCCAGGACCGCACGACATCCGACCACTGCCGCAAGTCCAGGATACCGTCCTTCAGCCGATCGACGTACTGGTTATACGCCGCCGCTAACTTGTTCAACCGCTCCATATCCACCGGCGCGTGCGGCGGGTCGCAGATCGACAGCGCCAGTAACTCCCGGCGCCTCACCGTGGCCTCGTAATCGCGCGCGCCACATCGCAGATCCAGTCTTCGTGCACGGCGTCGGTCAGGCCGCTGGCGAAATCGAGCAGGATCAGTACCACTAAGGTCTGAATCAACGGGTGGAATCCTCCCCAGAAACCGGTGGCGACGCCCACTATCCACGCGATTTTAGTTTTTTCTACGGACACGGGCGGGTAGATCATCAAACAGCCTCCAGGAAATCGAACACGGCGCGATCTGAATAAAGCACGATCCGATCCAGCGAAGACGACGCCGTTTCTCGATACACGCCGGGTTCGGTTTCTACCAGCAGTCCTTCACGGCACATTGTGCGGAGGTTTCGTTGAAAGTTTTCCGTCTTGCGGACTTCGCCAGATTCGAGAAACTCCGCACAACTTGCCATGCCGTGCCGCGCCATCCACTCACAGATGCGGTCTCGCATCACGCGCCCTTGGGGAGTACCCGGAAGGCGTTCATCGCCTTTACGAGTCCGTTGTTGATATCGGCCAGAGCATCATGCAGCAGCGCCTCATCGGCGAGCTCCTTGCGTGTGGCTGTTTCGATAGCCGCAATCAGTTCCGGCGCGGATACGGCGACCACATCGGCGGCCCATGCGGCCTTATCGGCACCAGATTTCTGCGCGGGAAACTTCCCCTCGGCCGCGACGATGGCGCGCAGGCTCACGTTGATCAACGGCGCGAATGCCGGAAGAAATAGCCCGGCCAGTGGCGCAACGGTCTGCGCAACACCTAGAAGCCGCCCGAAGAATCCTTTGATGCTCATGGCTATTCCTCCTCCTTGCGCGGCTTCTCGGCAAGCGTGGCGGCGATCATGCCGGTCCAGGTAAACGGGTTGCGCTTGATCGTGTCGAGAACCAAGCCGACATTCAGGCCCTTCACGCCGTTGGCGAAGTCAATGTGATAGAACTTCTTGTCCCCGGCCTCCGGCGTGGGGAAAATGGAGTATTCGGGAACGTAAATCGCCGTGACTCCACCTCCCATGGTTCCTAATGTGGCCTTTAGGTCGTTGGCCTGTTTTTCGGTTGCAAATTGCGTTGGGTTCATAGTTTTCCTTTCGTTACCAGCTACTCAGCGCGGCCCGCTTCCACGTATTCGCGGCCACGCACACATACACATAATTCCCGTCGTAGGTAATCGTCCCGGCCGTCCCCGCCGCTGACGCCGACGCGGGAGGAGACGACACCGCACGCAGCAGCACCGATACCGCCGGCTGCTGCGCCACGCGGCAATCGCTGACCGTCACCGGTGATCCGCTGACCGGCACCACCCAATACTCGGTATACGGAGCCCCCTGCGCGGGCGAGTAGCGCACGGTGTAGGAGGTCCCGGCGGGAGTGATCTGCGCGTTTGGCTCGAGGTCCACCGATAGCGTGCCGTCGCTGATGGTGATGGGCTTGTTGAGCTGTGTCAGCGTGCGACCGCCGCTGGTATAGAGCGGCTGGGACATCGCCATGGTGATCAGCAGCGTTCCGCGAAAGACGCTGCCGTTGGGGGCGTAGAGGGTGTCGGTAATTGTTGTCATGGTCAGTTCATGAAATTCGCCGCAACCATGCGTTGCGTGCATGTGTTGGCCGTCGCGGCGTTAGTGGAAAATGTGATTGTCGTCTGCAAAAACAACTGCGCCGTTAGGTCAATAGCCGACGACGCGCCCGTGTTAGTGTCGTTGCGCGTCGTGGTTGTGCCGCTGGCGGTCGTGGTCAGCGTGATATTGCTGGACCCGTGCGCCTCGACGGTCCCTGTCGCGCCGGTGGAAATGGTGGCTAGATTAATATCGTAATTCCACGGCATGTTGGTCGCCGCCGCCGTGGTCGCCGCGCTGGTCCAGGTAGCCAGCGTGATCACCGTTCCAGACCCACAGCCGCTCACCGTGCAAAGTTTGGCGGCAATCGTCACGGTTGGCGTCTGCGCGCTCTGCGTGGTATAGACGCCCGCCGCGCGGATTCTGACGTGCCGGTTGACACTGTTGAGCGCACCGGCCGGAATGGTAGAAACGATTAGGTTTTGGGCGGAGGTGCTGTTCGCGTTGACGGTGACCGGCGTGACGCTCGTCAACGCCGCCGGTGTGTGCTGGTGATCGGCACGGGCGAGGTTCGTGCTGGTGCCTTCGTTGTAGTTCGTGCCGCCGCTAGACCCAGCCGTAGTGACGCCGTAGCCGCCGCCGGTCGTCGGGGCTGCCCCGGCGCCGCCGCCCATGACGAACGTGTTTGCTGCGAGGGCGCCGGATGAGGCCCACGTCGACGCGCTGGAGAAATACGGGATACCGCCGCTCGTACCAGCGATTGTGAATGCGGGCGTCGTGGTGCCCGTGGCGACAGATACAATGCCGCCCGTCCAGCCGACGCTGGTTACGGTGCCGTATGGCGTCGTGCTCGCCAGCGCATTCACTTTCCAATTGCTTCCATCGCACCATACCTGGGCGATGGTCGAGCCGCTGCCGGACACGGTAGCTCCGAGGGTGGGGGAATTAGCGTCGGTGACCGTGTCTCTGGCTCCCTTGGTATTGCTGTTACAGGTGTCTAGCGTTGATACCGTCAGCGGGGCGGGGATGTACATGTTACGCCATGCGTTTCCTCCAGCCTGTGTGTTGTATTGGTACTGCCACGCGCTGCTCGTCGAATTCCATCGCAGCCCGCGAGTTCCAGCAACTGAATTGCCGCCGACGTTGATCGTCAAATCTGCGTCCGTGATGGCGTATAGATCAAAAAACGTCGCTGACGAAAGCCCTTTGAATAAATACCCAACGCTGCTTTGGTAGCCAAGGAGACCTTGGCCACCGGATGAAATGAAATACCTGTTGGACGCATCGTATGTGATCGAACTATTACCTGTTAGCGATAGCTGGCCAGTGGACGAACTAGACACAAACTGCAGCCAATCAAAAGTAGTATCAACGTACCCAACCTTGATAGACTCCGCGCGGATTCCTACTTCGACGGTATCGAGGTCAATATGCGGAGTAATGGAAAACGGGCGCACAGCATAGGTCCCACTGGGTGATTCGTATCCAAAATACATTTCCAGCTGCCGGACGCCGCCAGCCGTCTTGTAATCGGATTCTACGTTGTAATACCAAGCGTGCTTTCCACTCACCTGCTTTCCGCTTGGCCCGCGATTGTATCCGCTCGACCACACGTTATCTCGGACCGTCGCTCCATTTGAGCCGGCGTAGAAGGTAAGCGTAGTGGAGAAGTCGGGAACGCCAGACTCATTATTTGATACCCGCTCCACCACATATCCACCGCTCGTATAGGTATTGCTGATGTCGAGTGTGGTACCACCGGAAACAAGCGCGAACGATGGCGAACTACCAGAGGTCCGCATCACCCACGCGGCCGAGCCGCTGGACTTTTTGCAGTCGTACAAGTTCGCCGTCGTCCCGCTAACGTCGAGCGCCACATGGCCGTAATTAGAGGCCGTGCAGTCCGTACTGGTCGGAGTCCCGGAGTACGTCCACACGCGCCCAACTGGCTGTGCTTGCGCCAACGCCAACGCCGCCGATAATACGAGTAGCGCGTACCGCATTAGCGCACCACCCGCGCCACGAACGTACGGGATGAGAGATCGACAGCCGCACCGGAAAGGTTGCAGATTTGGACCTGCGCTGTGTCGGCGGCGCTTACGCGGACCGTGGCCATCATGCCCGCCGGCAACGCCGTACCAGACACACCAAGCGCCACAGGATCACCGAGTGCGGCGCCGGTCAGGGTGAGAGTGTTTTCCAGGCACGCGCCGTCGTTTATCGACGCGAAGTCGATGGCCGAGGATGCCGAGATTCGAGCCGTCCAAACCGCGTCCGTACCGTCCGATTGCAGGATCGCACCGGACGCCCCGAGCGCCACCGCTTCCCAAGCCGAAGCGCCGCGACGAATCAGGCCGCCGCGCGACGGAGAAAGGCCGCCGATGGTCGTTAAATTGGCGTTGAGCGGCTGATACGTGGCCGACAAGTCGGGAATATCGAGCGCCACAAGCGAGCGGAAAGTAGGAGCGGCGGCAGAGCCAGAGGCCGGACCGGCGAAGATGAGGTTCTGGGCTCGCGTCGGGAGCGTGAGAGCCAGCGTCCCGCTGGTGGTAATGGGGTTACCGGAAACAGCCAGCAGCGTGGACGGCACGCTCATATCCACGCTGGTAACAGTGCCGGTAGCCGTCGAGCGCACGACCCACGTAGGAGTGACTCCGACAGTAATGCAGTCGTAGATGGTGTCCGGGTCCGGCGTGGTGTTGATGCCCGTCAGGACGCCGACGGTGGCGCTGGTGCAGTCCCCAGCCGTGGGCGTACCGGCGTAGGTCTTGGTGCGATTGACCGGCTGCGCCTGCCCGTAGGCAAGACCGACAGCGGATAGGAAGAGGATGAGTGTTCTCATTGAATGACTCCCAGGTAGTAAGTGGCGGATGGCGGGTCATACGACGCGCCGGAGTTGTTGCAGATTTCGATTTTGACGCTATTTGGCCCGGTGATCTTTGGCCGCATATCGACGCCCTCCGGCCATGCGACGGACGAGCCGACAGTCGGTCGGTTGCCCAGCGCCGCGCCAGTGACGGTGATGGCCGTGCTGTGCAGCACACACGCGCCGTCGGGGACACTTCCAATGTCGAGCGTGGCTTGGCCGAGCAGCGCCGCGCCGATGCTGGCTGGTTGCCATGAGGAGCCATTCCAGACCAGGCCGTCACCGGCAGTTGCCCCTCCACTCGTTAGTTGCGCAGGGGAGATCATGACGGATGGCACCGGGACGGTAGTGGAGCGCAACGGGTAAACCTTCACGGCGCCGGACGAGGTCGGTACCACCCATGTCTCCGACCATCCGCCGCCGCCGGTGCTGGACGATGGCGAGTAGCGGGCGGTGTAGCTGGTGCCGCTGGGGGTAATGGCGTCGTTGGCTTCGAGCTGATACGAGAACGCCCCCGAGGTCACAGAAACGGAAGCGGTAAACCCCGTCAGCGTGCGGCCACTGGAGTTGTAGAGCGGCTGCGCGGATGCGGGGGAGTTAAGCGAGAGCGAGACGGTTCCGCTGAACAGCGTCCCGGCTGGCGTGTAGAGTGTGTCGGTGATGGTGGTGAGGGCGGCGAAGGTGGGGAGGGAAAAAAGAAGAAAAAATATTCGCATACCTATTGCAATCCTTCCAGTATCATGTAATACTTAGATCATGAACAGCGCACACAACAACCTCACCGAAGCCGACCTTCTCAAGCTCACCGACGACCAATTGCAGCACTTGCTTGACTGCCAAGCCGACGCCGATCTCATGGGCAATGCCTGGGGAAAGGCGTTAATCGCCGAAGAAAAGCGTCGCAAGAGCCTCCGCATTCTCGGCAACGCTGTGGCCGATGCCTGTATCGCCAATCTTGGTGATCGCGGGGCGCAGAACGATGACTTCGATCTGTTCTCGGAAACCGTCTTGGGAATCAAGCTCTAACCGCCTGACGAGTCCCAGGCATGGGCCGAAACGCCGGAAACGGCGTCGCGGATGCACCCTCAAGGAGAAAAACATGACCACCGAATCCACCCACACCATCAACCGCAACGGCCGCACCATCAGCGCGACCGCCACCCAGACAGGCGGAAACATCCTGACCATCGTGACTGTCGATGGGAAGCTCTACAGCCAGGAGACGCAGAAGGCTATGGACGGCTGGACGAGCGCCGAAGTCGAGGCGCAGACCGAGGCTGAGCGCGTGGCGGGGGAACTGGAACAGGAGGTGAAATAGCCATGACCTCCACTATCACCCTCCCCACGCTCAACTGCCAGCGCTGTGGTGCCACTTGGCACCCGCGCCAGGCGAAACCGCCGCGCAAGTGCCCCAAGTGCTTTTCCGACTACTGGCACACGCCGGCAGGGGTACTGCCCAAGGGGCGGCCGTGGCCGGATAAGTAGAGCCGCGTGATTGCTTGCGACACATCGCATATCCACGCTTCATGCGCGGCATCCGTGAGGCCGGTGCGGACGTGCAGCAGTTCGTGGACCAGAAGCGTGTCCGGGTCGTAGTGCTTCCCACGCCTCACCCGGATGGTCCAGTGCGCGGCACGGCAGTCGTCGAATTCGGCCACGGCATCACAGCCTGGGATGTCGGCGGCCGGTACAAGTAGGAGGCGTGGGGTTTCCACCACGCCCAGAACCTCGCACCAAAAACCGAGCTTGCGGTGCCAGTCGGCGCGGGTCATGATATCACCCGATAGTGCGGGACGGGGTAGACCCGCGATCCGCTGCGAATGCGAAACTTCCGCATTTCCAATCTCCCGGTTCTTACCGCGTCTGAAAGGATGCGCTGGGTCTGTGATGTAGCGTACCCGCACTGGTCGCCGATTTCGCGGGCGCTTTTCCAGTCGGGAGGTACAGTCTCAACGCCATCGTTGGCCAGAGCGGCCGATAGTTCCGCTAAGAGATTAGCCATCGGGGAGCCTCCGTTCCGCCATGGGCGCAGTTCCACTGGAGTAGGTGCATGGTCGATTCGTCGTCGCAGAATTCGCCGTAGGCGATGCCGTGATTCCAGGCGAGCGTCTGCCGGCGCCGCCGCGCGTAGGCCATAGTGCGCGGATCTCCTCCTGTTCCGACGCAGACGCCCCAATGCCCGCCGTGATTGCGGGCGCGGAACGTGTGCGCAACGTGCAGGTGCGCCATGACGACGTTGCCGCCAAGCATCTCGACGTGATCGCGGAGCGCGTTGACGTTGTACATATACCCGTGTCCGACGTACATTCCGCCGACCTTCGCCCATCCGCGCTCGATGTCGTATGGATAGATGCGGCATTTGACCTTTTCCGCAGCCGCTTCCATGTCCGCTACAAGGCGGCGAGATAGCTCGGCGACGATGGCGGATGGATGGTCGCGCAACTGGTAGATTCGGTCATCGTGATTGCCGAGCATCCACCGCTTCGGCCGCATCTCCTGCAGCCAGGCAAGGGCCTTGTTCACATCCGGTTCCAGCGGCTCCGATTCGTCCTTCGTTCCTCGGGCGCCGGCCCGTAGAGCCGTGGTTTCGAGGAGGTCGCCCAGTTCGGTGTAGTCGTCCGGCCGGAAGTCCTTGCGGAAGGCCCGCACGTTGCGCTGATACTCGGCGCAGGCATGGGTGCTATGCAGACACCCGGTCGCCATCCAACGCTTCCACTTACGGTTTAGGTTGGCCATCCGGCCCGCCCTCCATCTGGTCCCGCAGCTTGTGTATCGCTGCGGTTAGAATCTTCGGCAATGGCACTCCGAGACGCCCTGCGTTTTCGGTGATGGATATAAACTCCGTCGCGCAAAAGAACCCCGCCACAGCCGCCGCCGCATCGAATCCGAGCGGTTGCGTGGCGTTGTAGACGTGCGCGGCGCCAACCAGCAGGAGCATCATGGACTTTTTCGCCATTCCGCGAAACGAGGCATCGGACGACACCGTGCCGGTTCCCCAGGCGTATAACAGGCCCGAGGCGAAGTCTAAAAAGATCAGTACCACAAGGGTCTGGATCAACGGGTGAAAACCTCCCCATGCGCCGGCAGCAAGTGCCACCAGCGCCGACATCTTCGCCCGAGCGGCAATCATCAGTTTCCTGCCTTTGGCAACACGCGGAAGGCGTTCATCGCTTTCACGAGCCCATTATTGATGTCACCAAGCGCATCATGCAGCAGCGCCTCATCCGCAAGCTCCTTCCCCGTCGCCTGCTCGATGGCGGCGATGATATCGGGAGCCGAGACAGCCACCACATCAGCCGCCCATGCGGCCTTGTCCGCGCCCGACTTGGCGGCGGGGAACTTGCCCTCAGCCGTGATGATGGCGCGGAGTGAGAGCGACACAAGCGGCGCGAATGCGGGGAAGAACAGCGTGGCGGCGAGGGGAGCAATCTGCGCCGAGATGCCGAACAGTTTTCCAAAGAATCCTTTGATGCTCATCTACTTTCCCTCCTGCGCAGGAGGCGTGAGGATCTGCACCGCACCCGCGACATCGGCCACACTCTGCACGCCGTACAGGCGGCGCAGTTTGTAGGTCTTACATGCATCCCAGCCCCAAACGTCCTCTGCGTCCGTCGGCTCCAGCGTGCGGAGCGCGAAGACTTCGGGCGGGATCGGGATGCGCTGCGGGCCGGTCGGCGTCTGCACGGCTTTTTCGGTGTTGGGGTTGAACCCCTTCCAGAATTCATTCATGACTTTTTTCCTTTGGCTTTTGAATCGGTCCGTAAATTCGCGCCAGCCGTGCGGCCTCGCGGCAAACTTCGACAGTGGCGGGAACGGGAAACGGCTCCGTCAACGGCGTGCCGTCGTCGGACGCCAAAAATGCTTCAGTGGGGATGAGTCTCACGGAGCCTCCCGGTAGATGCGGACGTTCAGGTTTTCGTGCGCCATACCCGAGAATTGTGCAATCCCGACCCACTGTCCCTGCTGGTTCGGCACGAGTTCGATGAGTTGCACCTCCGCATCGACTTGTACGCGGGCGACGATGGGCGTGGGAGAGATGAGAAGCACCTGGGTGACCGTGCCGGATGGCCACGGAACGCTTGGAGCGATCTTGCTCAGTTGGTCGAAATCGATGCAGGCGACGGAAGTATCGACACCGGACACCGTGGAGCGCTGCCCGCAGATGGACGCAGACCATGCAGCGGCGGCGAGGATCAGCCCGATAAGCGTCTTCACTTCTTCACCTCCGGTTTCACATTCAGCCGGATCATGGCCCGCGTCTCGCCGGGAGCGGGAGGCACCACGGTACAGTCCGACGCCGTGATTCCCCCAATGCCCTTGCAGGCGTCGGTGACAGCGCCCATGGCTTCGGCGGTGAGGCGCTCTTCCTGCTGCTTAAGCAACTGCAACTGCGCCTGCACCTTCTCAATGCGGAGTTGCTGGACTTCGGAGAGTAGCGCCGTTTTCGGCGCCACTGGAGCAATCGCGGGCTTCGTCGGCTCTTCGGCCGCCGCTACTGCCGCGAGGAGTAGCGTTGCGATGATGGTTCGCATAAATCGTTTAGCACGTCCCGCCAGTCAGCAACCCGCCGCTGAAAATCAGCGTGCAATCGGCGGACCCACCAGCCGCCCGCACGGTCTTGGTGACCGAGAGGGCGGCGTTGCCGTTGGGCGCGGTGATGGTTCCGTTGGCGTCGATGTCGCCCGTCCAGAGCTTGCGGAAGCGCGAGGTAGAGGCTCCCAAATCAGCCGTCGTGACACCGGATGCTGGCTTGACTTGGCCGAATACTTGATAGGTGTTCACGAAGGCGGCGTTGAGGTAGTTGGTGCTGTCACCCAGCGCATAGGTATTTGCCGCCGTGAACTTCACGTCTCCCGTGATTGTCCCCGTCAGCGTGAACGTGCTGGATACGTTGAGCGTGCTGAAGTAGCCCAGCCAGCGGACCGAGGATGAGCCGAGGGCGTAGGTGGCGTTGCTGGTGGCGATCAGGTCGCTGGAGAACGTAGATGATGCCGTGATTGTCGACCCGCTCATCGTCACCGCTCCCGAAGCGTCCAGCGCCGATGTCCAGAGCTTCAGCGTTCGCGCCGCGCTGGAGCCAACGGAGTAGGTCGCCGCTGCTTCCGGCAGCCATGTTCCATCGGCGTCGACCCTCCACCGCGCCGTGCGCGTGGTGCTGCCGCTGGAGGTGGTGAGAAATTGCAGGTACTCTCCCTCCGCGCTGCCCGCGCTCCACGTCTGCGAAGAGAACGCCATGATCGCCGCGCGGTTGTATTGCGTGCCGCCGCTCTCCACTCCGAACACCATAAATCCTAGCCGCTGATCCGCCGCTGTCGGGAGAGATCCCTGGTGTGCGCTGATACCGCCGCCGGAGATCGAGGAAACGGCGCCGGTGTATTTCAACTGCAGCATGTTTACCGATGCGCTGTTCTCAACTTCGAGCTTCGCGCTGATGTTGTTGGTGGACTTACCGACCCACACGGCGCCTGATGACCGATAGGCGTCGGATCCGGATACGGTCCATGCGCCTGCTGCGGATGCTTGCCAGGAACCTACTCCGCTCGCGTCCGATGTCCACACGTAGCCGTTTACAGCACCGGATGAGAACGTAATCGCGCCATCGGCCCGGAAGTCAAGCGTGCGAACGGATGACCAGCGCTTTGTCCCGTTGCCGAGAACGTAGGTGTCGGTGATATCGGGAAATAAATCAGATGCCAGCGTATCGACCCACATTTTTCCCCAATGCAGAGACGAAGATCCTAGGTTTCGGCCAGCCGTCGTATCCGGCAACAGGTCCGTGTACCAGGTCGTCCGTGATACCGCCGAGCCGCTGGCGATGCGCTCCATTTTGACGACGTTGGAACCCGCATTGTCCCTGATGTAGAAGTTAGAATTTTGCCCCGCTCCGACGCCGCTCATGACGACGTTAAAATCCCAGAACGTAGCACCCGTGCTGCTGCCGGTGTTATCGAACAACTGCAGCTTGCGCGTCTGGATGTAGTCGCCGGTTCCGCCAGACAACGCCGTGTCGATGATCTTTGAGTACACCCCCCGCACCCGCAGCGGCGTCGTCAGGTCGCCGATGTCGTAGGTGTCGGTAGTGGCGGGACGAAGCATCCCAGCGCTGGTGATGTTCCATCGCGTCGTACTGTCGGTCTGGAAGCCGATTGCGGCCGTCGTGATCGATCCATAGAGCGGAGCAACCATCGATGTGGCCGCGTAGACCGTCCGGGGGGAGTTGGCCGCGATCCCGGCGCCGATGTCGTAGGTGTTGTTGCTCGCCGCGTACCAATGTCCCGTCGTCGGCAGCGACCAGACGCCCGTGCCGTTGACGCGGAACGTGATTCCGTAGGCGTCGTTGGTGCCGAGTTCAGCGGTAGCGCCGAAGCTATTGCCCGATTGGATGAAGGCGTTTTGTTTCGCCCCGTCGTCGCACTTCCACGCGCCGTTGATCCGCTTCGCCATCGCACCGCTGCCGCTGGTGGCACAGGTCGAGGAGGAGTTGGAAGTCTGCTTGCAATTCGAGCAGTACAGCGTCGAGCCATCGGCGGCAGTGAGTGCGGAGAGTTGCGTGTACGTTACCGGGGTGATCTCGCGCAGCGTGGCGGTGGATAGGGCCGACAGCACGCAGTTCGTGGTGTTAGAGTTGGCGCATTTGTTTCCGTCTGTCGTAACTGTCACGGCCGATGCGCCGATGTTGACGCCCGTTGGGTGATTGACGATCTGGTTGTCGTTGATGTCGATGTAATTACCCTTGGTTACATCGATGGCTTTTCCAGTCACATACGATGTCTGGAGGTTGTTCCCTTTGACGCTTCCGAAGTACCAGCCTTCACCGTCGACGGTGACACCGGCGGCGTAGGTGGTGGGATTGGGGTTGCTGAAGAAATTCGATTGGATCTGAAAGTTATAAAACGGGATGCCACCCGACAGGCGCACGTTATGCGTCGTCCAGGTCCAGGAGTCGAACGTGTTGCCTTCGACCTGGAATTGCCCGGTGTTGTTGACGTAATACGAACACCCGGTACACGTCGGCTGCGAGGTGGCAAGCGTGAGAGACGTACTGCTGTTGTACGTGCTGATCGTCGCTGCGACGGTCGAGCCAGCAACGAACCCGCCGCCCGCCATGGTGGAGCGAAACTTGTTTCCGCTCACCCAAGTGACCGACGTACCGCTGACATTCACCACGCCCATTTTCGGCTCGGCGTGGAGTTGCTCCTTGTACCCATTGAAGCTGTTGTGCTTCACCTTCAGGTTCCCGGGACCGTTCCAATTGATGCCGTAGTTGGCGGTCACGGAATCAGAGAAGATGTTTCCGGGGCCAATCAGCCCGATACCGGCGTCACCCGTCTCGGCGTTCGACATAAACAGCGCCGTGTCGGTGCAATCGACATGTCGATTGTAGGCGTAGCCAGTGAGTCCGTAGACCGTCTGCAGGTCAACGCAGGTTGAGAAGCCGGTGATGTTGTTGTCGTAGATCAGCGACCCAAACGAATTCCCATCGTTGTTGTAGGTGCGGATGGCTTTCGTGGATGCTTTCGCGTAGGCGTTGTTGAAAGCGCAGTGAAGCACGCGGATTCCAGACGGCGCCGCCGCGTTGAAAACAGAGACGGAATCGGCCATCGGGACGAAGATTGCCCCCGGCCCGTCGCACGTAACGGTTGCGGAACGGTCCTCGGTGAGGATGTCGCTGTACACGTAGTATCCGCCGACTTTGACGCGAATCGAGATGGGAAGTGAATCGGCCACACTGAAGATGGCTTCCTGCACACCCGACGATGCGGATGTGGCGACAAGGTTGGTGTAGGATGAGCCGGGAGAAGCGGTGAGCGTGCCAGAGCCGCCGCGCGTGCAGGTGCCGCCGGTTACGGAGACGACTTCCCAGGTCGTAGGGGTGGAGTTTTCGTAGACACGGAAACTAAAATTTGTGTCCGTTCCAGCAGCCGGGCAACTTGTACCGGTGAAGGTGAGCGTGAGGGTCGAACCGCCCGTGAATGATCCGACCGTCTGCGACCAGTTGTAATCGGAGGCAGTCCTTTCGCCCGCGCAGGAGCCGAAGGACAGCACGCCCGCGCCGTCGGTGGTAAGGCATTGGCCGCTGGTGCCGTCGGCGGAGGGGAGGTCCCATACCTGATTGGCCGTCACTGACTGCGGAGCCTTGATTCCGACGTAGTTCTGGCCGTTCGTCCTCCGCTCCTGCAATCGCAGTTCGCCCGTAGCGCTTCCCGCGCTTTGGGTGATGGTTAACGGTGTCTGAACCTGCGGAAACGCCGCACGGGTCGCCAGAACGAAAAGAACAATGCGTTTATTCATAGTTCACGGAATACGGGGCGCACGTCGCCCACCATTTGCCATCTGAACCGCCGCGGAACGTGAAGAACGTCACCGCCCCAGCCTTCGCCGGTAGGTTAGTT